GCAGCAGCCCGGCGCTCTGCGACAGCAGCAGCTTCCGCAGCGGCGACTCCTGATCCATTTGCTGCGTCTGCTTGTTGATCAGCGCGTCCATCGCCGCCGAGGTCGCGGTGGTCGTCGGCTTCTTCTTCTTCGCGAACAGCGCGCCGAGGCCCGACGCGATCAGCGGGATCGCGTACTGCCAGAAGCTGACCCCGAACAACGCGAGCAGCACCGCGCGCCCGCCGAGCAAAGTGAACAGAGTCATGCGCCTCATCCCCCGCTGTTCCGCATCCACTGTGCGAACTGCGGATCCTGCTTCATGTAGGTCGGCAGCAGGCCCGCGCTCTGCGACAGCAGCAGGCGCCGCAGCGGCGACTCCTGCTCCATCTGCTGCGTCTGCTTCCCGATCAACGCGTCCATCGCGCTGCCGTACTGCGACCCTTTGCCGCCGCCCCGGTTCGCGAGCGCGTAGCCCGCCATCGCACCGCCCGCGCCCGCCAGCCACGGTGCCGCCGCGCCGAGCTTACTCTGGTCGTCTTCCTTCTTCGCGCTGCCCGGGTAGGCGCTCTTCGCCTTGCCGTACATGTCGTAGGCCGTGCGCGCGTTCTTCAGCAGCCCGCCCTGCGCCGCCGACGGCGACCACGCGCCCGCCGTCGTGCTGCCCGGGTAGCCTGCTGTGGCGAGGCCGCTGTTAATGGCCGACCCTGCGCCTGCGGTGTTCGGGAGCAGCGCGCCTGCTGCGCCTGCGCCACCAGCGAACCCGCCCGCTGCCGCTGCGCCGGGATAGCCCGCTGCCGCCAGCCCCCCGTAGATCGAAGACCCCGGCGCCGCCGTGTTCGCGAGCAGCGCCCCACCGGCAGCGCCGCCGCCACCAGCCCCAGCAGCGGCGAGCAGCGCCGGGATGCCGATGCCCGCGCCGAAGGCCGTGAGCGCGAGCATCGTCGGCGACTCGCTGTAGCGTTCCCAGAACCCCTTGTTCTTGATCTCGCCACCCACGGTCGCGTACTGGCCGGGCTTCACGCCGAGCATCTGCTCGATGGCACCGCCCGCGCGCATGTTGTTCTGGTAGCGCGACTGGTAGTCGGTGTGCGACGGCGTGTACGTGCCCCCCATCGACGGCGTCCACGTCGCGTGAACCCCCTGCGGCATCGACGCGCCGTCTTCGATGAAGACGACCTCGCCTTGATTGTTGATGCCGTACGCCACGTCAGACCTCCAGCGCGACCATGAACGCCGCGCTCGCCACCGACGACGCGAGGTAGATCCGGTTCTTGTCCGCTGCGCGCGTCACTCGCAGCGGGACGATCTGCGCGCCGACGATGCGGAGCGGGAGCACCTGAATCATGTTGTAGGGCACTGCCGCCATCCCGTGCACGATGCTGAACTCCGTGTTCGGCGTGGCGCTCGTCACGCTGTCGAAGTAGTACAACTGCAGGTTCTCCGCGCGGCTCGACGGGTCAGGCTGACCGAGCCGCAGGTTCGTCAGCACGTATTCGAACGCCAACTGTAGCGCCTTCCGCTCGTCGCTGGGGAACGAGGCGAGCAGTTGGTTGATGTAGGACGCCTGCGCCATTCGCGACCTACGGGTTCTGCTTGAAGCAACTGAACGTCGTGATGTCGTCGCGCGTCGTGCCGCCCACCGACCCAGCCACCGACAAGAGCGCCTGCACCTCCAGATAGTCGCCCGCCGCACACAGCAGCATATCGGTGTAGCTCAAGCTCATCGAGATGGGCGACGTTGCACCGCCGCGTAGTTCCGTCGAGCAAACCAGCCCGTTCTTCATAAACCGCAGCCGCAGGTTCGCCGCTGTCGGCGACTGCACGTTCGCGCTGACCAGATACGTGCCCGTCTGGCCCGCCGGGATGGTGAGCCGCGTCGGCGCACCGATCACCCACATCGGCCCGCTGTAGGCCCAGTCGGCCTGCGTGAACGTGAGTGTGGTGAAGCTGTTCGCCGTGCTGATGGCCTGCGCGGCGTTGTTCGCCAGCTTCGTCCCGACGTGGACGACGCCGGTCGCCGCAGGCGCGCTCACGCTGATGACGCGCCAGAACGCCGACGCCGTGTCGTAGAAGCACCACGCGCTCGCACCCTTCGCCAGCGAGAGCGCCACCGCGCCGGGACATTCGAAGCGGTTGGTCGCCGCCGACGCGGGATCCTGATGGCCGAGCGTGAAGTTGGCGTTGATGGTGTTGGCGTTCACCAGACACACGACGCGCCCGGCGCTCTGCGCGAGCAGCCCCGTGAGGCCGCGCGTGGCATCGCTGGTGAGGCGCAGGAGGAACGCGCTCGACAGCCCGGCAGGCGCGTAGTCGTTCTGGTTCGCGGTGATCTGCGGCGGCGTGAGCACGCCGGTCAACGTGAGCGCCTGCGCGCCCCACAACGGGTGCTGCAGGCCCGTCGAGAGCAGGCCCGCCTCGATGGCCGCAATCTCGTCCTGCAACAACTGGACGTGCTGCGCGAAGATCGTCTGCCCGTCGCTGCGCGCCGGGAACGTCGCAGGCCCGCTCGGGTAGGATGCCATCAGTTAAAGCCCCGCATCTGCGGCTCGGGCCGCACGCCAATCGCGTAGGTGAACAGCTTGAAGAGGCCCGTGCCGACATAGGTCGCGCGCACCGTGATGGCGTTGCCCTCGGCAGTCAGCGGGAGCATCGACGTGAAATAGCGCCGCTGCTTACCGCTGTAGCCTGACGATCCATACACCGAGACGCCGTAGAGCGAGACGCCGAGGCCCGCGATGTCGATGGGCAGCGCGCACACCGACGTGTCGTCCACCAGCACCTCGACCGTGAACGCGCCCGCCGTCGGACGATACTCGCCGAACAGGTCGATGAAGCGCGCCCAGCGTCGGGCCGCAGGCAGCAGCGCCGGGCCTTCGTAGTAACTCGTCATCGCCGCGCCGTCTTCGCCCGCGTTCGGGATCGACTCCTCGGCCAGTTCGCCAGTCAGGAGCTTCCACGTCCACAGTCGGCCCTGATCGCCTGCGGCGACCTCGCGCCCGTCCCACGGGATGTAGCCGCCGAGGCTGCGTGTCGTGCTCGTCCACGCCGACTGCCCCTCGGAGATCTTCGTGCGCGCGAGGTCGAGCACCCACTCGCCCGGCACCGAGATGTCGTAGAGGCGCGGCACTGAGATGCGGATCTCCTTGCGGTTCGGGTGATAGACGACCGCGATGCGCTGGATGTCGATGGGCGCGACGTGCCCCATCATGTCCTGCCAACCCGCCCAGATGTCATCGCTGAGCAACGTGTCGGTCGCGCCGTCGAACAGAAAGACGCCACCGTCGCTGCAGTGCAGCACGCCCGCTTCGATCTGGTAGACGCTGCGCGGGCCGAGCGCGCCCGCCACCGCGCCCGCGCTGGGGCGCACTTCGAAGTCGAGCGAGGTCTGGCCGATGATGAGGTAGACCCCGGTGTTGCCGAAGACGATGAGCGTGTCGCCGAGCGCGATGAGCGCGGTGATCTGATCGCCGCGTTCGAACGGGATGTCGAGGTAGTACAGGCCCGGCCACGCCTGCGGCATGAAGATCTCGGAGAACCAGATGCGGTTCGTGATGTTCGCATCGCGCGCCCACCAGCGGTTGCGCCACACGACGCCGAAGCTATACGCCCCGGGCACCGTGTTCTTCGTCGGCATCTCGATCCCGTCGGGGAAGAAGAGGCCCGGCGCGGTGATGTCGAACGTCGTCGTCGCGTTGGGGACGCTGCCCGCGCGCCGCAGCACCGACTCGCCCGCCGTCACGTTGCGCGCGTAGATGTACTTCGTCGTAACCTGCGGGTCGGTGCTCGCCGCCATCGTCACGCGGATCGTGAGGTTGCCCGCCGTCGGCGAAATCGTCGCGACCGGCGAGCCGCTGCTTTCGAAGACAAGGTTGTTATCGCCGAAGGTGTAGGCGACCTCGTAGCTGTTCGACACGACCAGTGTGCCGCCTGCGACCACCGCAAGCGTCGGCGCAGCCGCAGGGCGGTCGATGCCGAACTTCGACCACGTCGATCCGTTGATCGACTTCTGCATCCCGCCGAGGCCGTCGAACAGCGCGACGAGGTTGCGGTCGTAGACGAAGTAGTGCTCGTTGCTGACCGAGCGCCCGGTGAGTGTGGCCGCGCCCCACACGCCGCCATCGGAGGGCTTGTAGACGCTGCCGCTGTAGGAGGCGAGCAGGAACGTCGAGGCCGCAAGGTAGATGCGCCGCCCGCCCTGCGGACGCAGCCCGCCGAGGCTCGTGGTGCTGCGCGTCTGCCAGCCGGGGAACGGCTGCAGCGCGCCGGGTTCCTGCAGCGAGATGTTTCGCAGGAAGCGCGCGCGCGAGGGCTGCAGCAGCGTCGGCGAGTGACGCAGATCGATCCCGGCGGTCAGGTCGTTGACCGGGACAAGCTGGTACGGCTTCTGCCCGATGGCCGTCTGCGCCATCGGTTAGTACCCGGGTGGACGCTGGTTCGCGGTGCCCGCCACGCCCTGCGCGCTGCCCGTGAGGCCCGGAATGAAGTAGCCGTAGCCCTGCGGGTTCTTCACCCACGTTCCCTGCGCGGGCGCAGGCGCGGCAGGCTGCGACTGTGGCGCGTACGGCACATTGCCCGGCGCGCCGCCCGACACCGGGCCTCCCCCGAACCCACCACCCGCGCCACCCGTCGGCGTCGTGAACTTCGGACCACCACCACCGAAACTCACGGGTGGTGCGGCGGGCAGCGACGGCATCTTCGGCGGCTCCAGCAGCCCCATGCCGGGGATGTTCGGCTGCGGCATCCAGTTCTTGTCGCCCGGCTCGGGCGCTTCGAACGACGGCTTCTTCGGCGGCTTCAGACCGCTCGGCAACTTGAACCCGCCCGGCGGCAGCGCGGCCTTGATGCCGCTGATCGCACCCTGCACCTTGCCCGGGATGTTGCCCGGCAGACCCGGCAGCTTCGGCCCGCCGCCACCCGGCGGCTTCGGCCCGCCGCCCGGCCCGACGCCCGGGGCCGCGCCTGCCCCCGGCTTCGGGGCACCGCCACCAGCGGGCTTCGACGGACGCGTCGTCGCGCCGCCTGCGCTCGCGACCGGACCACCAGCCCCGAACCCGCCGCCCGCGAAGCCGCTGCTGCTACTGGTGCCTGCGCCGGTCAGCGCGTTGAGCATCGTCTGCAGGCCCGGCGTGCCCTTGCCCGCGCCCTGCGCGGCCTGCGCGGCGCCTGCGCCGCTCTGCCCGGCGAGCAGTCGGCCCGTCAGTGCGTTCTGCCCGGTGTAGGCGGGCATCGCCAACTGCATCGTCTGCAGCGCCTGCTGCACGGGCGTACGCCGTTTCCGCAGGCGCGGGTCGTTCTGCTCCTGCTGCGCGGTGATGGGCGAGAACGATTCACCGAGGGCCATGCGTGACTCCTAGTAGTAAGCGAACGAGGGATGTGCGCCGCCCGGGCCTTGCGCGTGCTTCGCTTCAGCAGCGGCAGTGTCGGCGCGCTGCTTCGCGAGGGCTGCGGCCTGCGCGACGGCAGGATCAACTTTCGGGGCGGCGGGTGCGGCCTGCGCGGTCTGCACCTGACCGTAGGGGTTCTGCCCGCCCATGAGCATCGCGATCAGCGACTCCATGCCGCCGCCGCCCTGCGCGGTCTGGTAGGGCAACTGCGCGCTGCCCTGCCCGCTGAACTTCGACGCCGAGTCGCCGCCGCCCCACTGCCAGCCCTTCCCGCCCGCACCAGCGGCGCGCAGGATGTCCACGCTGCCGACGCCGGGGATGCTCACGTCGCCCGGGCCGATCTGCCGCGCGCCCGGGTAGGCCGCTTGAATCCGCTGCATCGCCATCGCCATGTTCTCCGTGCGCGGCGGGATGTCCTGCAGCAGGCGCCCGACGACGTACTTCGGCGTCTGGTGGTTCGGATCCTTCCACTTCGTGTTGTCCCAGCCGGGCATCGCGTTCGCCTGCGGCATCTGCGTGATCTTCGGCTGCGGGTAGCCGTCGGTGTTCACGCCCTGCGGCGGCACGTAGGCGCGGCCCGGCTGCGGCGCGCCGCCGCTCGGCTGATAGCCGCCCTGCTGCTGCGGCGGTCCCTGCTGCTGATACTGCTGCGCCTCCGACGAGCGCGCGATGTTCGCCACGGCGGCTTGCGCGCTGCCCGAGCGCAGGTAGTCGTTGATCTCGCCCGCGCTCGGCGTGCGCCCGAGGTACCGCTGGTAGGCGCTGACGATCAGCGACTGCGGCGACCCGTTCTGGTACCCCGACGGCGGCTGCTGCGGCTGGTAGGGCTGCATGATCTGCCCCATCCACGCCGCGTAGGGATCGCCGCCGCCCTGCTGCTGCCAGTACTGCTGCCCGCCGCCCTGCACCTGTGGCTGCTGCTGCGGCTGATACTGCGGCGACGGCGCGTTCTGCTGCGGCTGGTACTGGTAGCCGCCCTGCTGCTGCGGCTGCTGCTGCGGCCACGACCAGTTGTTCGGCGCGCTCGACGGCGGCTTCGACTGCGACTGCGGCGCGCCGGTCTGCGTCGGCGCGCTGTACTGGTAGCCGCTCTGCTGCGGCGCCGGTTGCCCCCACGCGCCCGCCTGCGCGCCACCCTGCGAGCCGTAGCTGCTCGCCGGGTTGCCTGCGGACGACTGCTGCATGTAGGGCGAGGGCTGGTTCTGGTACTGGTAGCCGCCGCCACCGTAGCCCGACGAAGGTCCGTACTGCTGCGCCATCTAGCGCCTCCGGTGCGACCGACGCTCGGTGCCCTGCCCGCCGTTGTCGTCGCCCTCGCGCGTGATGGGCGGCGGCTCCGGCGCTTCGATCTCGACCGGCGGCGTCTTGATGACGCGCACGACCTCGGTGTTGTCATGCACGGCGCAGTGCGCGCCCTCGGCGTCGAACGTCGCCGCGTCCATCACGATGCGGCACCCGCAGCCCATGATGGCTTCGCGCGACTCGTAGGTGACCGTCTCTTTCGGTTCGGCAGTGGCGCGCGTCGTCATTTCAGTTCCTCCACCAGCGGCCCGGTCACGCCGGGCGATCCCTTGAAGCGCGGCGGCGGCGCTTTCACGCGCGACACCACGTAGCAGTTGTGCTCGACACAGTGCGGCTCGGCGCTGCCCGACTCCGCTTCGTCCAGCGAGAGCGAGCAACCGCACGCGAACGTCACCTCGATGCGACTCATCGGCGCGGGTCATCCTGCACCGCGATGCCGCCCCGGCGGCGCGCCACCTCGCCGAGGTAGTCGCGCTGCTTCAGGATCGTCTTGTGCGCGCCCGGCGGGCTGGTGCTCTTCGCGTTCCAGTCTTCCAGATACGCGCCGAACTTCTGCACTTGCGCCTGCTCGGCCTCGGGGTCTTTCCGCAGCCGCTCCAGCACCGACGCGGCGAAGTGTGCGATGCCCCAGTGGAACGGCTCGATGTCCGGTCGCCCGTCGAACGGCACGTCGGTGTCGTTCTGCATGTCGGCAGCGTTCGCCTGAATCGGCACGATGAGATCCCACGTCTCGCTCGGCGTCACCGACGGGATGGGCAGGCACACCAGCCAGTTCACACCGTTGACCGGGTCGTGGCCGACGTTCTCCGGCACGCCGCGCGACGTGCTGTCGCGCCAGCCCGGCTTCACCTCATCGAGGTAGGCCACCGAGCGCACGAGCACCGGAGTCGCCGACACGGCGCCGGTCGCCGCCACCGTGTGCCGCAGGCGCAGCGGCGCGCGCCCGAAGCTCACGAAGCGGTTGAGGCTGGCGGCGTCGAAGTCGTAGCGCGCCTGCCCGGTGATGAGCGGGAGGATGACCTCGCGCGAGAGCGAGATCTTCGCGAGGCGCGCGAACTCCTTCTGCGCGCGGTTGATCGCGTACTTCCGGCGCGCCGTCGTGAACAACTGCGTAGTGTCGTAGCTGCCCAACTCGTGGTCGAGCGCCGCCCCATACAGTTCGGAGAACTGCATCGGCTACCTCGCGACGAGATAGACGCCGCCGATGGCGCTGCCGCCCGTGATCGGCGTGGTGATGCGCGCGCGCACGCACTTCGCGGTGCCTGCGACCCGCGTCGGTGCGGCCACGCCGACGATGACGGTGACCGCCGCGCCGATGGGCGTCCACGCGCCCGCGTAGTTCGGGTCGTGCGACTCCTCGATGGTGACCGCGCCCGCGCTGACGCCCGCGCCGCCGACGACGTAGAACGTCAGGTTCGCGCAGCCCGCGACATCGACCGCCGCCGAGGTGCCCGACGCGACATCCTTCAGCAGCCACTTATCGACCAGCGGAACGGTGAGGCCCATGACTAGAACGTCCCGCTGCCGAGCGAGTAGATCGTCACCGCCGTCGGGCTGTTGATGACGACCATGAACGCCCGCGCGTTGGCCTGCGCGATGGTGATGGCCGCAGGCGACAGCGTGACGCCCGCACCCGCGACGATGGTGATCGCGAACGCGCCCGCCGTGCTGTTGCGGATGATGAACTCGTAGCTGTTCCCCGGCACCGGGGCGCGCCCGAAGACCGTCAGCGCGTCGATGATCTGCGCCGCCGAGGGCGTCACGTCGCTGCGCGCGGCGCCGTTGCAGTCGCGCAGGACGAGGCGCTGCATGAGGTCGCTCGCGAGGTAGGTGACGGGACCAGCGGTGTTGTAGTTCGCGAGGCCCGCCTGATCGGCTGGACGGAAGACGTAGTCCACGATCTTGCGGCCCATTGCCATGAGGCCAGTCGCGTGCATGAGGTGCTCCTTGTCTGAACAGCCACGAACTAACAGCGCGCAGCGGGAAGGGGACCGCCCGCCGCGCGCCTCCCTACAGCACTACGCCCCGGCGGTGCCGTAGATGTTCTGCCACAAGAACGCGTCCCATGCCTGCCGGAAGCGCACCTTGTAGATCCGGTTGCCCGTCCGCGCGTCCTGCATCGCAGGCGCGGCGGTGATGCCGACACGATCCACGCACACGAGGCCGTGCGTCTCCTTCGCGGAGGCCACGAGGTACCACGCGTCCTGATCGGTCAGGTACGGGTTCGTGAGGATCGAGATGTTGCGCCGACGCTTGATGGGGTTCACGTCGTTGTCGTTCGACCCGGGCAACTGCGTGCTGTTCAGCAGCCGGTCGGCGAGCATCTCCAACTGCGGCGGCACGTAGAGGATCCAGTTCATCACGGGCGCGACCAACTGGCCCGACTCCAGCTTCGTGTCGGTCTGCACGTCCACGATGGCCTGATTGAGCGAATCGTAGGAGAGGTCGGCGTCCGTCGCGGGCCGGTTGCGCGCGGTCCCACCACCCGCGAGCACATGCGCGGTGTTGAAGAGGCTCACGCCGTCGGGCGCGAGTTGCGTGGTGAACCCGAGGTTGAAC